CCCGCCGCTCCCGAAGCGGGCGAAGGGCGAGGGACCCTGGTCCGCGCGCACCCGCCGGCTGTACAACGGCTGGCGCAAGGACCCGGTCACACAGACTTACGGCGAGGCCGAGATCTCGGCCGCGGTCGAACTCGCGTATCTCCAGGAGGAACTCGTCCGCGGCAAGGTCACGATGGCCTCGGAGGTGCGCCAGCGCATGGACGGGCTCGGCCTGACGCCGAAGGGGAAGCGCGACCTGCGTTTCCGTGTCGTCGAGGAAACCCAGGCCGAGGAGCAGGTGCGTCGGCCGCGCGCGCGATCGCCGCGTAGCGACCGCCGCGCCCGGCTCACGCTCGTCAAGTCGTGACGCTGCCGCCCGTCTCGTTCCCGACGCTCGGCTGGCAGGTGATCGACTGGATCGAGGAGTACCTCTGCCACGGCCCGGGCGACGTGCAGGGTGAGCCGCTCGAGCTGCACGACGAGGTAGCCCTCTTCATCCTGTGGGCNTACCGCGTCTATCCGCAGGATCACCCGAAGGCGGGCCGGCGCCTGATCCACCGGGGCGTGCTCTCGCGGCCAAAGGGCTGGGCGAAGTCGGAGATCGCGGGCGCGATTGTCTGCGCCGAGGCGCTCGGGCCCGTGCGCTGCGACGGTTTCGACGCAAACGGCGAGCCCGTCGGCGTGCCCGTGCAGTACCCGTTCATACGCTGCCTGGCGACGGAAGAGGACCAGTCCGGCAACACCTACGACAACGTCGTCTACATGCTGCGCGAGGGCAAGGCGGCGGACGTGTACAAGGTCGACGTCGGGCTGACGCGCACGTTCATCAAGGAGCCGGGCGGCGGCGAGATCGTCCCCTCGACTTCAGGCTCGGCGTCCAAGGACGGCGGCAAGGAGACGTTCAGCGTCGCCGACGAGACCCACCTCTACACGCTGCCGAACCTCAGGAGCATGTACCGCACGGTCGCGCGCAACACCGGCAAGCGCAAGGCGGCCGAGCCCTGGATGCTTGACACCACCACCGCCTGGGCGCCGGGCGAGCGGTCGATCGCCGAGATGACGGCTGAGCAGTATGCGGGGCTGGAGGTCGAGGAGGCCGTCACTAAGCACGGCGTCCTCTACGACCACCGCCAGGGGCCTGAGCCCAAGAGGTTCGGCGACGACCGATCGCTCGCGAAGGCCATCCGTGAGGCATACGGCGACGCGGCCGACTGGATGGACATCGACCGGATCGTGCGCCTCATCCGCGACGCCGAGGACCCCGAGGAGGAGGCGTACCGCTACTTCCTCAACCGCCCGCGCGCGACCGCCGCGGCCTGGCTTCGGCTTCGCCCCGAGGAGATCCGCGGGGTGCTCTGCGAGGATGCGGTCAAGCCCGGCTCGCCCGTCGGTCTCGGCTTCGACGGCTCGGAGAACGATGACCACACGGCGCTCGTCCTCTGCACGCGCGACAGGCTGATCGTTCCGGTCGGGATCTGGACGCCCGGCGAGGAGGACGGGGTTGAGTGGCACGAGGATGTCCACGACGCGGTGCGTTGGGCCTTCGCGACCTTCCGGGTGGTCCGGTTCTACGCCGACCCCCCGTACTGGACGTCGGAGGTGGCGCAGTGGGCTGCCGAGCACTCCGATCCCGAACGCCCCGGCACCCTGCCCGTCGCGGAGTTCTGGACGAACTCCGACTCCAAGATGGCCGTCGCCACCGGCGCGCTGCGCACCGCGATCCGGCAGGGCGAGGTACGGATCAACCCGGAGCCGCTTCGCACCGCCCCCCAGGAGCGCCAGCGCCGGCCGCTCATGGTCTGGCACTTCGAGAACGCCCGCACGCGCAAGGTGCGGGTCAAGCTCGAGGACAAGGCCGAGGAAGCGTACGTGGTGCGCAAGGAGCGGGCGGGCTCGCCCCTGAAGATCGACAGCGTCACCTCCAGCGTGCTCGCCTACCGCGCGGTCCTGGACGCCGAGAAGCTCGGCGAGTTCGACGCGATCACGAAGACCTACCGCAGAGCCGCTTGGCAGTAGGAGGGCCGATGCCAGAAGAGGACGTCCTCAAGCGGGACCTCAACAACTTGAAGAACGAGCTCGACAAGCGGGCCCGCCAGTACCGCAAGCTCGAGCGCTACTACGACGGCAACTGCCCGTTCCCCGACGCCATCCGCAGGGCCAAGGTCACGAAGGCGTACCGCATGCTGCTGCCGATGAGTGACGCCTCGTGGGCCTCGGTGGTCGTCGACTCGTCGCTCGACCGGCTTGAGGTGACGGGGATCAGCACGGGCGACCGCATCGTCGATCGCGCCGCGTGGGAGTTGTGGCAGCGAAACGGGATGGACGCGCAGGCCGAGCTCGCCCACCAGGCGGCGCTGATGAGCGGCCGCTGCTACGCGACGGTCTGGCCCGAGAACGGCGAGGACCCGGAGATCACGCTCGACACCCCCGAGCAGATGATCGTCCGCTACACAGATTCGACCCTGCGCCGGCGCGAGGTTGCGATGCGCTGCTGGAAAGAGGACGACCGCCTGATGGCGACCCTCTATTACCCCGACGGGCTCTACAAGTTCCGCCAGCGCACGAACGCCGGCCGGGGCAGCGATGACTGGGAGCGCCGCGAGGAGCCCAACGAGCCGTGGCCCGTCCCGAATCCGTTCAAGATCGTGCCGGTTGTCGAGCTCGGGGTGAACCGCCGGTTGCAGCCGGGCCCGTGGGGCTACGCCCGCGGCGACTTCGAGCACGCGCTCGGCCTGATCGACCGGGTCAACCTGCTCACCTTCCTGGGCCTCGTCGTCGCGCTCTGGATGGGCTTCCCGCTTCGCGGTGTCATCGGCGAGGCGATCTCCTACCGGGTACTCAAGGACGACAACGGCAATCCGATCATCGGCGACGACGGGGAGCCGAAGAAGGAGGCCGAGCAGCCGTTCGACGCGCATGCCGGTGGCGTCTTCCAGCTTGAGAACCCGAACGCGAAGATCGTCGAGTACTCCGCGGCCGACCGGGCGAACCTCTCGATCGCGGCCGAGCTCGACCAGTTCGCGGCGGTGACGAAGACGCCGCGGCACTACTTCCCGGTCGGGTCGGGGATCGCGAACATCGCCGAGCCCACGATCCGCGCGTTCGAGGGCGCGCTGATCGCCAAGCTCTATCGGCACAAGAAGCAGCTCGGCGCCGGCTGGGAGGAGGTGCTGAGGCTGGCGGGCCTGATGAGCACGGACGGGATCAAGATCCCGTCGAGTGCGACCCTCATGTGGAGCGACCACGAGTCGCGCTCGCTCGCCGAGCGCGCGGACGCGGCCTCCAAGGTCGCCGCGCTCAACTTCCCGGCCGCGTTCGTGGCCGAGCGGTTCCTGAACCTGACGCAGTCGGAGATCGACCGTCTCGAGGCGCAGATCCAGGGCGACATGCTCTCGCAGATCGCCCGCGAGCTCGGCGCCGGGTCGCAGAACGGCCAGGCTCAGCCTGAGCCGGAGCAGGAGCNCCAGGCCGCCTGATGGCGTCGCGGCTGGCGCGTGCGCACATGGAGGCCGAGCGGCGGCTGCGCGTTGCGGTCGAGCAGGCCGTCCGGCGCATCTGGCTCGGCCTCCCCGGCTACGACCGTGAGAACGTCGATGAGTGGCTCTCGCGCGTCGTGCCGGTCGTCCTCGCGGCCCAGGCGGCGTCCGTCCGAATCACCGACGCATACGTCGCACGGTTCCTGCGCCGCGCGCCCCTCGGACTCGCGCCGGCCGAGCTCACTGGCGCTGCGGTGCGAAACGGCACGCCGCCCGAGGTCGTCTATGAGCGCCCATTCGTGACCCTGTGGGCGGCGCTCGGCGCCGGCGCGGACTTCGAAGACGCGCTCAATAAGGCTCTCGCGCGCGCGGTCTCCACGGCGGCGATGGACGTGCAGCTTGCGATGCGGGCGACCGCGGACGCGATCGACCAGGCCGACCCGGGCATCTACGGCTATCAGCGCGTCGCAGATCCTGGCGCGTGCGCGTTCTGCCAGGAAGTCGACGGCGCCTACGTCAAGGGCTCAGACGGGTTCGTCATGGCGTTGCACAACAACTGCGGGTGCGGCCTTGAGCCCCTCACCGAGCCGCATCGCGGCGCGGTTCGCCTGCCGGACGGCACTCAGATCCGCCCGTACCAGTTCGGCCCGCTCAACGACCAGGTCGCCGTTCACGAGCACGGCGA